CAGCACTTGTAAATGTATTAACGTCTACGTCTTCTGAGAGAATACAATTCGGAATCCAATCCCGCATTTGACTTTGTGGACCTGCATCTGCTTCTTCAATAAGATTAGCAAACTCCTCTTGTTGTTCGTCAGACCATTCCATCGGGTTAGACCCAAAGTGCCTAACCTTTCTAAAGACTTTGGCTTGTCTTGCCTCAATCTGTAATTTTTCCATTCCCGATGCTTGGCGCACAAGGATTTTACTACCGTCATCTAATACTATTTCTTTTTGCAATACTGGCATACTTTTCTCAACTCTATTCTATACTATACTAATCTAACTATCACGATGATAGGCTATCTATATCTACTGCACCACTGCCTTTTAGTTTGGTGTCTTCTGATGAGAAGGTAATCTTTACCATCTCTGTTTCGGTCTCATCGTAAAGACCTATGAAATTAACAGTCATTGTCTGCGAATCCCTACCACTAACACTTGTTTGTGGTGCTTCGTAGTGGACTTTGTGGAAATCAAATCTAATCTTGTTGTTTGCATCAATGTAGAAAAGAGCAGAGATAGCAGGGTTTGTTTGTGTACCATTGTGGAAAGAACCAGTCCTAATTAGGTCCAAGTAATCCGGCTCATCAACTGCTACATCACCTGCGAGAACGGCTTTACTGAATGTAATTGAACCGCTAACTTCTCGTAGTTGCTGTGGTGGTGCGCGTACACAAGTATCTGAACCAAGAGTGTATGAGTTATCCATGTCTCTGTTAGTGCTGATTTCAAAGTCAATTGACTGAACCAACTTAGAGAATGCTGTGTCTGTTGCTTTGTCCTCGAAGTTGACGAAAGCACCTACGAAGTGAGCAGCATCTCCTGTGTATGTGTATGAAGGAGTTGCAAGAGCAGCCATAGCAATGTTGCTACTATCTGATGGTTTGAATTGAGCCTTTGCTCCTGTAGTGTTTACAGTCATCATAGCGTATTCTCCAACGGATGAAGATATGCTGATTGATTCTATAACTTGACCTGCAAATGTGTATTCGTTGTCATCTCTACCAACTCTAAATGTGTAAGAAGGAAGGGCTGCTGCTGCGGACTCTGTAATGTTATCGTTTTCTCCGGCTGTGCTACCCGGAGTGTGAACACCAAATATACCGTGTAGACAAATCATAGTAAAGAAATCCGGTTGTAGTGGCATTGAAAAAGAACCGGAAGCCATGTGTTTTGAATCAACGGCTTTTTGTGCGCCATATCTATTCATATCCGGTCTTTGTAGTACATCAAAAGTCTCATTAAAAGACTCCTCATCAATTTCTCCGTAAGCGTCTGCGGTCTGCGCGTCTCCGTAAGCGTGGTCTACGGCAACCGAGACATATCTGTTTGCAAATGTAGTCATAGTGTATCCCCTACGGCTATATTACATAAATACCGATATTTAACGGTTCTCATGCCTC